CAAATCTATCAAACAACAACGTTTCATGGGTATGGTCCGAGCTGCTCAAAAGGGTGAAGGAGCGGCGTCGCCTGAGGTTGCCAAAGTTGCTGCCAGCATGAAAAAGAAAGACGCCAAAGACTTCGCCTCCACCAAACACAAAGGTCTACCTATGAAAAAGGAAGAATATGATCTCGAAGAGGGAATGACCCTCAAAGACTTCAAAGCAAATCGTAGGAAGAATAAGCGTAAAGAAGCTTCCACCGATGCTAAGAAGAGAGGGCACGTTGGTAAAGAATGGTACAACAGTGGTCAGACCTATTCTCCCGATGAAGCAAAGAGTGGTCGTGCAAAGATGGATGATGAAGAAAGAAGCACAAGAAAGCGTAGTGCTATGGATCCTGATGCTGAAGATAGTGATTACTCAGCAGATAAGACTAAGAATCCTAAGAAGATTCGTAAGCAAAAGGCAATGGGTGAATCAATGATTAACGAAGAAGATTACGATCGTATGAAGGACCGCCGCATGGAGCGTGGTGGTGTTGATGGCAACACCCGTTATTCCAACTACAAGCCAGCAAGGAAGTTAAGCAATAAAGAGTTGGGTGTTAGTGGTCAGACTGCATACCAGAAGCAACATGCTGGTAAGTCTGCACTTGATATTGTGAAAGCATCTATCCGTGCAAAGCATGGTGAAGGCGCACTGATTGACACCAAGAAGAAAACCAAGAGTGAAGGTTATGCTCCTGGCGATGTAGATCAAAAGGTTGGTGCTGTCACTGCTATTCCCAAGAAAGAACAGGAAGCAGCAAAGGAAAGACTTCTCAAGAAAGCAGCAGCAAAGCGTGCAGCACTTAAGAAGGAGTCTACGTTTGCTGGTAACTACGAGGGTCCCTTGTATGCTCCCCACCCTGATCTGGTTGCTGAGATGCCTTATCAGGTCTATGGTTCTACCGATGGTAAGAAGGAGAAGAAGATTGGTAAACCTGTGAAGAGCAAGAAGTACGCTGATGCTAGAGCATCAGAACTTGCTGACACCCACAAGAAGACTGGTGGTAAGTATCGCTCTGAGTACACAGAAGAGACCATCGTTGAGCGTGGTGACTTCTGGCATCCCGATCCCGAGAAGGATAAGAAACTGGGTGGTCCTGGTGCTAACCAGCGTGCTCGTGAAGACCGTGCTGATGCAGCCAAACCCAAGAAAGACTACAGCAAGACTACCAAACCTGGCGAGTCTTACATGGATTATGCTAAGCGTAAGCAATCTGAGAGGTCTTCGTCTTCCTCTAAACCCAAGTATTCTCCTGAGATTCAGAAGCGTCTAGACGCTGCTAGGGCGAGGAAGAAAGAAGGTATTGTTAGTAAGATTGCCCGTAAGGTTGGTCTGAAGAAAGAAGAGGTTATCACTTTCAAAGAGTTTATTGCTGAAGGCAACCGCACTGGTCGCATGATGCAAAAGTCCAAGACTCAGGTCACTGGTCACATCTCTGCTGACCGTGGCGATGATGAGAAGAAGAATCGTGAGGGTCGCAAGACTCTTGAGAAAGATCTCAAGAAGCACGGCATCGGTCACAAGAAAGGTGTTGGTGAATACAAGTATGGTAGTGGCGAAACTGGTCGTGAGGTTTCATACCAAACTTCCAAGCCTGAGAAGATGTCCAAGCGTCGTTTCGGTAAGGTGATGCGTCGTATGGGTCGTAAGCACGGGCAAGAATCCGTGATTACTAAAGATGCTGACAAATCAGCAAAACTGCACTATACTGAGAAGGGCAGTAAGTCTAAGTCGGACTCTATTGGTAAGACTAAGGCAGGCAAGCATCCCGAAGGATATGGTGAAACATCTGGTACGAAAGTACGAGGTGGTAAACTACCCAAGAAAACAACTAAAGGAGCGTATCATTATGGCTGAGCAACTTGAGAATGGCACATGGAAGTGTGCCCATTGTGAGGTAACTTCCCCTCGTGGTCATCAACGCCCTGTGAGTTGGATTGAAAAGCATGAGGCAAACTGTCCTAAGAATCCCAATCTGAAAAGGAAATGAAATCCTTCAAGCAATATTTTGGTGAAGGGGTTACTTGCCCCGAAGGCACTCGCTGGTGTAAGAAATGCGGCAAGTGCCTTGAAGTTCCTTGCCAAGACAAGGAAATGAAAGAGGAGAATGCGATTGATGAAGGAGCAGATTGGACTAAAAAGGATGGACAAAACTCAGAAGGAGGACTCAACGAAAAGGGTCGGAAGTCGTATGAGCGCGAGAACCCAGGAAGCGATCTTAAGGCACCTTCAAAAAAAGTTGGGAACCCTCGTAGAAAGAGTTTTTGTGCGAGAATGAAGGGTATGCGTAAGAGACAGAAACCTGAGAATAATACAGGTGATGATCGTCTGTCTAAGTCACTTAGAGCGTGGAACTGCTGATTTAATAATCTCTTCCAATGTCTTAGAGTAGTCTTAAGAATGTCTCATTTTGGTAAATAGTGGTATACTGGGAGTATCCGCATGATACCAATGTTAACTTTCTACCTCATGTTCGGCATCCTACTCTGGATGGTCTGGTATGCAGGAGTTGGGGGGACTATGCGAGTGTTTGCATACATTGACTTGCAGGTTCGATATGCGGGGATTAAGATCCAGATGTGGCGTATGAAGCGAAAGTTGGAAAAAGAACTTGGTCTTCCGTCCACCAACTTTTCTTCGCTCATAGAGGACCTCAAAAATGATCAATGACAAAGAACTCTCCGACCTTAGTGTGTCTAGGGTGGAGTGTCCGAAGTGTGGTGCCTTATGGATTAACGGGCAGCACTACTGGTCTGGTACGGGTAAGGTCGGTAATGAACTAGATCTTGCTGGTCTCGTTTGTAACAAGTTAGGTAACTTTCAGTGTATCAACCCCAAGCGTGGTGCTGAAGGTGGTGACACTTGGGCAAAACGGTTAGAGGATCTTGACAAAGATCATCCTGCCACAGACCCCGAAGCATAGATAGTGTGTTGTAGGTTAGATGATGCTAAGGAAATACACCATTATAGTCAATGACAAAGAGCATCAGGTTATTTCTTACGCATCAGAATGGTTTGTATTGACATCAGTCCTATCACACATTTCCTATAATATAGAATCATGGAACATCTCTTGGGAAGAGCACTCCTTGTAGTTGCAATCCCCTTTGTATTGACTACACTTTACTTCGGTTCCAAGAAAGGACATTACTATGAGTCCGATGAATACAAAGGAAATGGAACCGCGCATTAAGCAGCGGTATCATTTTGCTGCGTCGTCTTTTTCCAGAATGTTCGGTGTACCTAAAGTCACCCAAGAGATGTTGGACTTTTGTTTAGCATGGGCAGAGCAAACTATGCCTGCTCCACTAGATAGTTTGACCAACGTGGACATTTACTTCAGACGGTTATGGAACATGAGATCACTAGAATGCGAGAAGAAATCCAATGGTTGAGGGATCGGATTGACTATCTCGAAAGAGAATCCATAGGTCAATCAAATGCACTCTATGAGTTAATGAACACCATAGATGCAAAAGAGTGGGCACACCCTAAATCATGTGTACACAATAGCGACCCCTGGGACGTATGGAGTTAAGTCAAACATTCATCTTGATTTTCATGATCTCATTTGGAATCTTTCTATTCCTCATATCTATTTTTACAGATCAATGATGCATCAACTCGGACATATAGCAAGAATGGTAATGGAACGCCCGTGGTGCCTAGGTGTCATGGGGTTCGTTTTAGTATTCGTTCCTATCATCGGAATGTGGGCAGTCCACAAATACAACTGGCAACACTGGGCACCTTTTGATAGTCATGGTAAACACAAATGATCCTGTTTGGTCAGTAATCTTACTTCTCTGTTGTGGACTAGCATTCACGGCGTATTGTGTTATATATATTTTACGCCTATCATTTAAGGAACTAGAAGAAGATGGCCAAGTCCGCGAACAAGGGCAAGAAGGGGTCTGCAAACAACAAGCAACAGAATCAGGGCAACGCGACAGCGAAGAAGGCTAAAAACGGAGGCAAGAAAAAGTAATGGGCGCAATGACACCCCCGAGTCGGAAGAGTTGTTACAACTTCCGAGTGATCAGCATAGATAGAGTGCTCGACGGCGATACGATCGATGTCACGATTGATCTCGGTTTTGATCTTTATAAAAAAGAAAGAGTTAGAGTTGCTGGTGTTGACACACCAGAGAAACGAACTAAGGACGATGAAGAGAAAGCATTGGGATACGATGCCACCAACTGGCTTAAGGACAAGCTTGAAGGTGCTATCAATGGTGACGATGAGTTGTCTGTTAGGACTGAGCTTGTTGGCGGTGTGGGTAAATATGGGCGTCTTCTCGGGTGGCTCTACATTGGAGATGCAGAAGTCTCCCTTAACGAACAAATGATCGAAGAGGGATATGCTTGGGCATACGATGGTGGCACCAAGCAAAAGGACTTTGAAGAGTTGCGTGAGATTCGTCGTGCCCATGGCACTCTAGTTGAATGAGCACAGTCTTTGTATTTGGATTTGTTATTCTGTTGTGCTGGGCAATGGAATCCACTTTCCCAACTGGCACTAAAGGTATCAAAAGGTATTGATTATGAGTAATGCGGACGTTTATCTTGGTAATCCTAATCTAAAAAAAGCAAACGTGGCTCAGGGTTTTACTCCTGAGCAAGTTAAAGAGTACATCAAGTGCAGTAAGGATCCAGCATATTTCGTCACGCATTACATCAAGATTGTATCTCTGGACGAGGGCGTAATCCCTTTCCATATGTACGATTTTCAGGTTGACATGGTTAAAAAGTTTCATGAAAATCGTTTCAATATTGCAAAACTGCCACGACAGTCTGGTAAGTCCACGGTTGTGACTGCCTATCTGTTGTGGTATGTTTTGTTTAATGCCAATGTCAACGTAGCGATCCTTGCAAACAAGGCAGCGACCGCTAGGGAGATGTTACAACGTTTACAGTTGTCCTATGAAAACCTCCCCAAGTGGATGCAACAAGGCATCCTCGGATGGAACAGAGGTAGTCTGGAACTGGAGAATGGAAGTAAAATCCTCGCTGCATCTACTTCCGCTAGTGCTGTCAGGGGTATGTCTTTTAACGTCATATTTCTGGATGAGTTCGCGTTCATTCCGAATCATATCGCTGACCAGTTCTTTAGTTCTGTTTATCCTACTATTTCATCTGGTAAATCTACCAAGGTGATCATCATCTCCACGCCTCACGGCATGAACATGTTCTACAAGTTGTGGCATGATGCAGAGCGTGGTAAGAATGAATATGTCACTACAGAGGTTCACTGGTCTGAAGTCCCTGGGAGGGACGCTGCATGGAAAGAGCAGACCATCAAGAACACTTCGGAAGAACAGTTCCGAGTTGAGTTTGAGTGTGAGTTCCTAGGTTCGGTTGATACCTTGATCTCGGTATCTAAACTAAGGACGCTTGTCTACGATGAACCGATTACTCGTAGTGCGGGTCTAGATGTATATGAGGATCCGATACCAGAACACACATATGTGATGACAGTGGACGTTGCTAGGGGTGTGAGTAAAGACTACTCGGCATTCTGTGTGATGGATACTACTACCATTCCATATAAGATGGTGGCAAAGTATAGGAACAGCACCATCAAACCCCTCCTCTTCCCAAACATTATCCATCAAGTTGCGTGTGCATACAACCATGCATATGTTATGGTTGAGGTTAATGATATTGGTGGTCAAGTTGCAGACATTCTGCAGTTTGACTTGGAATACGATAACATATTGATGTGCTCTATGCGTGGTCGTGCAGGTCAAGTTGTGGGTCAGGGATTCTCTGGTCAGAAGACTCAGTTGGGTGTGAAGATGACCACCACTGTGAAGAAGACTGGTTGCTCAAACCTCAAAGCTCTAATCGAAGACGATAAACTATTATTATCCGATTATGATGTGATTGCTGAACTAACTACATTCATCCAAAAAGGACAAGCATGGGAAGCAGAAGAAGGATGTAATGATGACCTTGCCATGTGCTTGGTTATATTTGCATGGGTTGCACTTACAGACTACTTCAAAGAACTCCATGATTCGGATGTTAGGAACCGAATCTACATGGAGCAGAAAGAACAGATTGAAGCAGACATGGCACCATTCGGTTTCATTGACGATGGTCTAATGGATAATACATTTGTTGATGCTGCTGGAGATGTATGGCACGCTGATGAATATGGTGATATGACATACATGTGGGAATACCGTTAATGGATTTAGAAGACCAACTTAGGTTTGAACACTTTCTATTTCAAGATAGAGTATGTAAACGCTGTGGTATAACCAAACCACTCACTGAGGGATTTTATTTGACAAGAAGAGATAGGGGACATTTGCCATCCTCCTATTCGTATGAGTGTAAGGAATGCACCAAAAAACGGATAATCAATGCACGTTTTGCGGAGAAGCCTGGATTTTGGGAATACCCTGACTGGTAGTTTGTTCGTGCATTGTTTCCCCGCCTGAAACATTGAAAATAATAAATATCTATAGCACCCAGAATGAATACTTCTCAGGAGTTTAACAGATGGCATCGACACAGCTTTCACCAGGGGTTGTCGTACGCGAGAGAGATCTCACCACGGTAGTAAACGCAACGGTTGATAACGTTGGCGCTATCGTTGGTGCGTTTGAAAAGGGTCCTGTTGAAGAGGTGATTTCCATCACTTCTGAGACAGAACTTCTCTCCGTGTTCGGTCGTCCCAACGACTACAACTACGAATACTGGTTCACCGCAGCACAATATCTGCTGTATGGTGGTACCCTCAAGGTAGTAAGAGCAAACAACGCAGCTCTCGCTAACGCGATCGATACAGCACAATACGTTGTTTCTACCTTCAGTGCAGTTGACACTACACTGACTGTTCTTGATTCTACTGACTTTGACGTAGCGGACCTGCTGCTCATCGACTCTGAACTCATGGGCATTAGCTCTGTTTCGGGTAACGATGTGGTGGTCACTCGTGGACAACTCTCCACCTCTGCTGTGTCTCACTCTGCTGGTTCAGACGTAACTCTGATCGAGCCTGGTGCAACTCAAACCACAATCAATGAGGGTGGTACCTTCCTTGATTCTGATACCACTCTGACCGTTGCTTCTGCAAACGCTCTGGGTGCTACTACTAACGACTACATCAGAATCGACGACGAAATCCTGCGTATCTCCGCTATTGCTGGCGATGACCTGACCGTCGTTCGTGGTCAACTGGGTACTACCTCTGCTGCTCACACCGATCTGTCTGTTGTTACCATCCAGACCGTTACCATCCAGAAGACTGAAATCAATGAGCGCACCTCCACTGGTGTTGCTGCTCCTCTGATCAAGAACCTGGACACCTACGAGACCACTGTTGAGTCTGCCTCTAACAACTGGAAGTGGGCAGGTCGCAACCCTGGCGTCTATGGTAACTCCCTGCGTGTGGTCATGACCGACGCTGGTCCTGATCAAATCCTGTACCTGGCACAACCCACCTCCGCTGAGTGGGAGTTCACTGCTGGTTCCGCTGTTTCCTATTCTGCAGCAAACATCTACGGTAAAGTTTATAACTACACCGTGGTTCTGACCTTCAAGCGTGGTTCCACACTTATTGGTGATTGGGAAGCAGACAACTACTTTACTGCTAACAGCGGTAACGTAACTGGTCGTGTTCTTGCTTGGGATAAGGAAACCCGCCGCCTGGAAGTCAGCATCGACGGCACTTCTTCGGATGTCCTGGAAGTCAACGATTCTGTTACCGAACTGGCAAACAATAACAATGCTCCTGGTAGCGCAACTGGTGACAGTGGCGAAATCCAAAGCATCCAGCGCCGTCTGTACACTGTACTGAACGCTGGCAGCCCCCGCTTCACTCCTAACACAAACCTCCGTGACGCCAACGCTGCTCTGATCACTGTCTCTGATAGTGCTGATGCGTGGGCAGAGCGCGAGTTCGCTCCTGGTCAACTGTGGGTTAACGTTGCTTCCCGTCCTACAACCTCTGCATGGGTTGAAGATCGTGGCGGTCGCCATGACCTGATGCACATCCTGGTTATCGACGGTGACGGTAAACTGACTGGTACCGTTGGTTCGGTTGTTGAGAAGTTCTTGAACGTCTCTAAGGCATCCGATGCTCGCGGCACTCAGGGTGAGGCACTGTACTACCGCGATGTTGTTAAGAACAACTCCGAGTACATCTACTGGGGTTCTCACGAAGCTGGCGCTATCTTCGATATCGATTCTAACGCTAATGGTGCATTCGGTCGTACAGGCGTTGGTACTGACTTTGACCTGATCAAGGCAGATGCCGATCACTTCCTGTTTGACGTTGATAATCCTGGCGCTGTTGTTGCTACAGCAAAACCGCTGCTGTTGTCCAAGAACAATGCAACCATCAAGTTCCATCTGCAAGGTGGTGTTGACGGTTACACCCTGTCTCGTGACAACCTGCTTGGCGCATACGATCTGTACAGCGATGCAGAAACCGAAGAGGTTGACTACATCCTGATGGGTCCTTCGATGAGCACCGAGCTTGACACAATCGCTAAGGCACAAAAGGTTATCGATCTGGCAGCAACCCGTAAGGATTGCATGGCATTCGTTTCTCCCCCGCGTGCAGACGTGATTGGTGTTCCTAGCACCCGTCAAATCGTTGATCGTACGATTGACTTCTTCAACCAACTGTCAAGCACTTCATATGCAGTGTTCGACAACAACTATAAGTACATCTACGACAAGTACAACGACAAGTATCGTTACATCCCCTGTAACGCTGACGTTGCTGGTCTGGTACTTAGCACAACTCTCAACCAAGAGCCCTGGTTCTCCCCTGCTGGTTTCAACAGAGGTCAACTGCGTAACGCGATCAAACTCGCTTACTCTCCTCTGAAGGATCACAGAGACATGCTCTACAATGCACGCATCAACCCGATCGTTGCATTCCCTGGTCAAGGCATTGTTCTCTTTGGTGATAAGACCGCTCTCGGTTATGTCTCCGCATTCGATCGTATTAACGTTCGTCGCCTGTTCCTGGTTATGGAGCAAGCAATCGCTGAGGCAGCAAAGACTCAACTGTTTGAACTGAATGACGAGTTCACTCGCCAGTCGTTCAAGAATATCGTTGAACCCTTCCTGCGTCGCATTCAGTCGCGTCGTGGTGTGGTTGACTTCCTTGTAGTTTGCGATGGCACCAACAATCCCGCTGATGCTATCGACCGTGGTGAGTTCTTCGCGGAGATCTTCGTGAAGCCCACTCGCTCCATCAACTACATCACTCTCACCTTCACCGCTACCAGAACTGGTGCATCGTTCGCAGAGATCACCTCGTAACACAACGGGGGACTTCGGTCCCCCCTTCCCCCTCACATGCATTATCAATCCATTAGGAGAATAAACAACAATGGCTGATCAACGTAGAAGATCCCCAGGTCAAATCGAGGGTGGGTTCATCGATTCTCCCATCTTCAACTTCCGCGACAAGATCGAAGATCTTGCTCGCCCTAATCTGTTCCAAGTCGAAATCAACTTCCCCGAGCTCGTCAACACAGGTCGTCCTGGCGTTGGTGGTGCCGCAGGTAGTTCCGAGTCTCGCAGACAAGAGTCCGCTGGTTCCGCAGACGAATCCATTTCGGGTTCCAACCTGATGTCCACCTTCCTCGTGAAGGCAGCGAACCTCCCCGCATCTACCATCGGTGTTATTGAAGTACCCTATCGTGGTCGTACTCTCAAGATCGCTGGTGACCGCACATTCGAGCCTTGGACCGTTACAGTTCTGAACGACCAAGAGTTCAGACTCCGCGCTAAGTTTGAGGAGTGGGCAACCCGCATCCAAAACCTTCAGCAAAACATCCAAGACGCCAAAGAGATTGGTGACTATCAATCCAATGCGATTGTTCGTCAGTTCTCCCGTCAAGGTGACCAGAAGAGAGCATATTCTTTCCAAGGCATCTGGCCGAGCAGCATCAGCGCAATCGATCTGGCATGGGATAACAACGATACTCCCGAAGAGTACACCGTTGAGTTCCAAGTCCAGTTCTGGACATACGCAGATGACGTGAACATGGGCAATAGTCGTGTTTGATAACTTGCCTAAATAACTTAGGCAATCAAACGAGACAATATTGATGGCAAACCTTTTTGGTTATTCTCTAGCACGTAAGAAGGGTCAGGGCTCTGCCCCTTCTTTTGTGCGTAAAGACAGTGATGATGCCGCCGCACCTATTGCTGCTGGTGGTTATTTTGGTCAATACGTTGACCTGGGTGATGCTGTTAATAAGGAAAGCGACTCCGATGTCATTGGTCGTTATAGAGAAATGGCGATCCATCCTGAGTGTGATAGCGCCGTTAACGATATCGTAAATGAAGCAATCGCGGGTGATCTGGACAATCACCCCGTCGATATCGAACTGTCCAACCTTATGGTGTCAGATAAACTCAAGCGAGTTATTCGCGATGAGTTTTCAAACATTCTGTCACTTTTAGACTTTGATCGTAAGGCATACGACCTTTTCCGTCGCTGGTATATCGACGGTCGTCTGTTCTTCCACAAGATGATTGATGTCCAGAATCCGTCTGCAGGTATAACGGAACTGAGATACATCGATCCCCGTAAGATCAAAAAAGTTATCGAATACGATCAGCCTAAAGATCGTCTTCGTGCACCTGTTGATCCCGAAACTGCTGTCCTCGCACCTAAGTCTATAGAGTATTACATCTATAGTCCCAAAGGTTTGAAGGGATATGAAAAGGCAGGAGTAAAGATCGCACCTGATGCCATTTGCTATGTCCACTCTGGTGTGTTGGACATGCAAAGAAACATGGTGCTTTCACACCTTCACAAAGCGATTAAGGCACTCAATCAACTTCGTATGATTGAGGATTCGCTGGTGATTTATCGACTGTCCCGTGCACCAGAACGTCGTATTTTCTATATTGACGTTGGTAATCTGCCAAAGCAAAAGGCAGAGCAATACCTGCGCGAGGTCATGAGTCGCTACAGAAACAAACTGGTGTACAACGCTGACACTGGTGAGATTCGTGACGACAAAAAGATGATGAGTATGTTGGAAGACTTCTGGCTTCCTCGCCGCGAGGGAGGGCGCGGCACCGAAATCTCTACCCTCCCTGGCGGGCAAAACCTGGGCGAACTGGAAGACGTTAAGTATTTCCAGCGTAAGCTCTACCGTGCACTCAACGTGCCCGAGTCACGGTTGGAATCGGAATCTACTTTCAACCTCGGTCGTAGTGCTGAGATTACTAGAGACGAAGTGAAGTTCCAGAAGTTTATTACAAGACTTCGCAAACGTTTCAGTGATCTGTTCAACGACCTGTTGAAAACTCAACTCGTTCTTAAGGGTGTTATCTCCCTTGAAGAATGGGATGATATGAAAGAGCATATCCAATATGACTTCATTGCGGATAACTATTTCAGCGAACTCAAGGAAAAAGAAATCCTGAATGAGCGTCTTGCTCTGCTTCAGCAGATGGATGCATATGCAGGAAAGTATTTCTCCCTTGAGTATTTGCGTCGTCAAGTCCTGAAGCAAACTGATGATGAGATCGCAGAGATCGATGCACAGATGCAAGAGGAAATGGCAGCTGGGAAACTGATCGATCCCATGGCGATGCAACAGATGGAACATGAGCAGATGGCAATGAGTCTGCAACCGCCCGAACCCGAAGTTCCCGAAGAGGAAGGCGTCGATCCCAAGGACTACAAGCGCGGTGAAATCTGATTGTGCTAAATAATATATGTTAGTGCACACACATTACTATGGCATCCCCCGCGTCTCTTGACATTGTAAATGCATTGTTCGCTGGTCAGAAAGATCTTTCTGATCTGGTGAATGTAGCGATGCACGATAAAGCACTGGAAGCAATCCAACAGAAAAAGCATGAAGTTGGAAAGCAGTTCTTCAACTCTTCGGAAGAAGAGGAAGAAGAAGACGGTGAAGAACAACCTTCAGAGGAAAACGATGAAACTGATCACGGAGAAGATTGAAGAAGCCAAGGTAGTTATTACCGAAGGCAAGAACGGTACTAAAAAATATTTCATTGAGGGTGTATTCCTTCAGGGAGATATCAAAAACCGTAACGGTCGTATGTACCCTGTTGGACTTCTTGAAAGAGAAGTTGCAAAGTACGATGCTGACTATATTCAGTCTGGTCGTGCGCTGGGCGAACTCGGTCACCCCGAGGGTCCAACAATCAACCTTGATCGCGCTTCACACCTCATCACTTCCCTGAAGAAAGAAGGTACCAACTTTGTTGGTAAGGCACGTCTGCTGGAAACCCCGATGGGCAAGATTGCAAAATCTCTGCTTGATGAGGGTGTAAGACTGGGCGTATCTTCCAGAGGTCTTGGTACTATCAGAGAGAGCAATGGTTGCAAGGTCGTCTGTGATGACTTTATGCTCGCAACCGCAGCAGATATTGTTGCAGATCCCTCTGCTCCCGACGCATTCGTTAACGGAATCTACGAAGGGAAAGAGTGGATTTGGAATAACGGTTCCATCCATGAAGAGCAGATCGAACAGATCAAGCGTCGTATTGACCAAGCCGCGCAAAATCAACTTGAGGAAAGGAAACTTTCCGCATTTAACCAGTTTTTGCAAAACTTGTAATATATAAATAACTATAGCAAATCAGACCTTTGTACCAGGAGACACACTAATGTCTAAAGAGATTGAAAATCTGGACGAGAACCAAGTGACAGCTAACGCGAAGCCTGCTGATCCCCAGAAAAAACTGGAGAATGAAGGCAGTGGTCTCGCTGGTGTTGAAGATCTTGGCGGTCCCACCCCTCAGAACTCCAAGCCCGACGACGATTCTAATAAGTATCGTGTCGTAGCAAAGAGCGCATCTGCACCTACAACCAAGCCTTCTGCTGCTTCGGCGTCCCAAGGCGCAAGCATCAAGAAAGAGGATGCTGAGGTTGAAGGTGAAGAACTCACCGAATCCGAAGAAGAAGAGACAATGATCGAAGTGGATCTTTCCGCCGACGTTGCTGCTCTGACCGAAGGTGAGGACCTGAGCGAAGAGTTTAAGGCAAAGGCAGCAACCATTTTTGAGGCTGCTGTTGTTACTCGCCTTAACGAAGAACTTGAGCGTATGCATGAAGATTACGCAAAAGTTCTTGCAGAAGAGATTGAGACAGTTAAGTCCGAACTTGCTGAGCAGGTAGATGAGTACCTGACTTACGCCGTTCAGCAGTGGACTAAAGATAATGCACTCGCCATTGAAAGCGGCATTCGTGTCGAGATGGCAGAGAGCATGATGACTGGTCTCAAGCAAGTTTTCGCAGAGAACTACATTGAGATCTCTGACGAGAAGGTTGACTTGGTTGACGAAATGACCGAGCAACTCGATATTATGGAGAAAAAACTCAACGATCAAATCGAGGAGAATGTCGCTCTCGTACGCGAGATCGGCGGATATACCAAGAATGGGATTGTGAGCGAAGTTTCGGAAGGTCTGTCGCTGACCCAAAAGGAAAAGCTGGCAGCACTTGCTGGAGCAGTTGAGTTTGAAAATGAAGAAACCTACCGTGAGAAAGTTGCAACTCTTCGTGAGTCGTACTTCTCCACTAAACCCGAGGTTACTCCTAGCGAGTTGACTGAGGATGTGCAAGTCGAGAGTCAGAACGTAAGCGGTTCTATGAGCGCATATGTTCAGGCACTTTCTCGCTGGTCTAAATGATTTTAGATTGTAATCTAGTTCACTAATCTTACCTACTAAGGAGACAAAAGCAAATGTTCAACTCCGAGCATCTGCAGGAAAAGTGGGCACCCATTCTGGAACACTCCGAGATCGATGGTATCTCTGATAAGTATAGAAAGGCTGTTACCGCTGTCCTGCTCGAAAACCAAGAATCCTTCCTCCGTGAAGAGCGTGGGATCCTGCACGAAGCTGCCCCCACAATGTCCGCAGGCACTGGTGGTTTCACTGGCGCTTCAACCGCTACTGGTCCTGTTGCTGGTTTCGACCCCGTTCTGATCAGCCTGATCCGCCGCTCGATGCCTAAGCTGATTGCTTATGACATCGCTGGTGTTCAGCCGATGACTGGTCCTACTGGACTGATCTTCGCCATGCGCTCCCGCTATGGCACCAACCGTACTGGTGGTACTGAGGCATTCTTCAACGAATCCGATTCCGAGTTCTCCGCTGAGAACGCAGCATCCAACCTGGGTCGTACCGCACAGTCTGGTTCTAACCCCGCAGTCCTGAACGACGCAGCACCTGGCGCTTACACCTATTCTGGTGGTATGCCGACCGCTGAGTCTGAAGCACTGGGCGATGGCGCTGGTAACGCTTTCGCTGAAATGAACTTCAGCATCGAGAAGGTCACCGTGACCGCTCAATCTCGTGCACTGAAGGCAGAGTACAGCCTTGAGCTGGCTCAAGACCTTAAGGCAGTTCATGGTCTGGACGCTGAGTCCGAGCTTGCAAACATCCTCAGCACCGAGGTGCTGGCAGAGATCAACCGTGAGGTTGTTCGTACTGTTTACAAGATCGCTCGTCCTGGCGCTCAGAACAACACTGCTACCCCTGGCATCTTCGACCTGGACGTTGACTCCAACGGTCGTTGGTCTGTTGAGAAGTTCAAAGGTCTTCTCTTCCAAATCGAGCGTGACATGAACGCAATCGGTCACGAGACTCGTCGCGGAAAGGGCAACATCCTCATCTGCTCTGCTGATGTGGCATCTGCTCTGTCCATGGCTGGTGTTCTCGATTACACCCCCGCTCTGGCTGGCAACGCTGGTCTGAACGGCGATGACAACAGCAGCACCCTTGCTGGTACCCTCAACGGTCGCATCAAGGTGTATGTTGATCCTTATTCCGCTAACGTAAGTGACAAGCACTTCTACGTTGCTGGTTACAAGGGTTCCTCCGCATACGACGCTGGTCTGTTCTATTGCCCCTACGTGCCCCTGCAAATGGTTCGTGCCGTTGGTCAGGACACCTTCCAGCCCAAGATCGGCTTCAAGACCCGCTACGGCATGGTTGCTAACCCGTTCGCAGAAGGCACCGCTCAAGGTGCTGGTGCTCTCACCGCTAACGCCAACCGCTACTACCGTCGCGTACAGGTCGCTAACCTCATGTGATCATGTGAGTATTTACTCACAATCATTGTTACAAAGGACCCTTCGGGGTCCTTTTTTTATTAAATATAGTATACTAAAGGACACCAATGAGTTCAGGATCCGTGACCAAAGTAGATCTCCTTGCCAGGGTGTACAAACTCAAGGCCGCCCTGTACAACGGACAACATAAAAACAAAGGAAAGGATTGGCACGATGGTGCCCATGCGGCGCTAACATCTGTGTTAAACATCCTTGACGAGTATTCCAGATGAAAGACTTGGACTTTCTAGACAACCTCTTACCCATGGACGATACAGACCTCAAGGAGTTGCAAGCAAGAGCACTACGCATGAAGATAGACATCTTGATGGAGGAACCCTGCCCAATCTATGAAGCGGATGCTGATGATTGGGAGGACTTCTGGTATGGAGAAGCGGCATGAAATGGAAATGGGGAGAGGATGTGCCTGCACCAGAGCATGTTACAAAAGAAGAAGTGCAGGAGATGATTGATGCTGCCATACGACGCCACAATCGTAATGCTTCGATTATCAGTATGTGTGTTGGTTGGGTTGTTCTTGCACTTTTTGCTGAAGGTCTGCTTCGACTCATTGGAGTAATACCGCCCGTACTACCATGGCTCAACATTACCTTGAAATAACAGGGATTATTTTGTTGTTGATCTTTGCTGCCACGATGTTCTATCACGGCACAATGATCATGAAGAATAAACATGGATACTGGCATATGGACCACAAAGAGTGGGAACGTGCTAGTATTAGAAAGCGTATTGAAGAACTCCTGAAAGACAAATGAGTTTATCTACAGACTGGCGTTACGCTGATGATCGCATGGAACTGCGACAGCAGGTCTTTATGGCGCTCAAAGACTACCTCAATGAATACCCCCGAGCAGTCTATGAGTTTTCTCATGACTGGGTGTCCCAGGGCAATAACAACCTAAATAACCTTGAGACGTGCTTTAAGTGGTTCCTACGGGAACTAAATATAAAGGGTATTACTGAGCAGTATGGCAACCTGGAAGAACCAGATACAGAATAAGAACTTCTTGAGCCCGATTGGGTTCAAGTTTACGCTGGCAAAGTATCCTAAGGTTGCCTATTTCTCTCAGTCTGCAAACATCCCTTCAATCAATCTGGGTGTCTTAGAGCAACCTACTTACTTCGGACGTTCCCTCCCATCAGACGGGAACATTACATATGATCCATTCACCATGAACTTCTTGGTGGATGAAGATATCGAGAACTATATTATCTTACACAACTGGATTCGTGGTCTGGGTGTCCCTGATAGATTCAGGGAGCGTAGAGATTTCATGGATGCTCAGGGAGAACTCACCAACGGTATGCAAGGTCCCGAAACAAAGTTTGCGGACGCCACGTTGACAGTTCTAAACTCAAACTTTAGGTCTAACTTTCAGGTCGTATTTTATGATATACTACCTGTATCTCTCAGTGCTTTGGACTTTAACGCATCTGTAGATGGTACAGAGTATGCTGCTGCGTCAGTGACTTTCAGATACAGATCATACGAGATTCAAGCGGTTGAGGGGACCCGTAAGACCGAACTCTCCTAATGGCAATCTTAAATCTTGAACGTTTGCAAGAGCAATGGGCAGAAGATGCCCCTCTTGATGAGAACGACCTTGTGAATCAAGCACTTGCTGTGCCTGGACTTCATCAACGTTGGATGACATATCATAGCACATTCAAGTTGATGCTGAGTGATGCACAGGTGAACATGAATCGCATCATCAAAGAGAAGTATGAATACTATGCAGGCAAAGCACCTGCAAAAGTATATGCGGAAAAACCCTTTGACCACAAGGTACTCAAAGGTGACCTAGATAAGTATGTCTATGCCGACGATGATTGGTGTAAAGCGAAACAGAAAATAGACTACCTTGAAACTTGCCTATATTTTATAGAGGGCGTTTTAAGGCAAATCTCTAACAGAGGTTACACCATCAAAAACGTCATCGATTTGAGAAAGTTTGAAGCGGGTTATTGATGACGGTTATCACCAAAAAGAATGAAGTTTACATCAAGGTAAATACAGAACCCCATATTCACCAAGAACTTGCAGACTACTTCTGCTTTGAGGTTCCTGGTGCTAAGTTCATGCCTCACTATAGATCCCATGTGTGGGATGGAAAGGTCCGTCTGTACTCCCCAGGAACGGGGGAGATATATGCGGGTCTTTTTGACTATGTAACGCACTTCCTTGATGAACGTGGGTACAAGTACAAACTTGAGGAGAGTCAGTTCTATGGACTACCAAATGAATCCGACCCCTTCATCACTCCTGAGGGTGTTGCGGGGTTTGTTAGATCTTTGGATTTGCCTTTCAAAATCCGAGATTACCAACTCAAAGCAGTATTCTCAGCACTTAAAGCTAATCGCAAACTACTACTCTCCCCCACGGGATCAGGAAAATCCCTGATCATCTACACTCTGGTGAGATGGCACCTGATGAAAGAGAGAAACATTCTTATCATTGTGCCGACACAATCCCTCGTCACTCAGTTGACCCAGGACTTCAAAGATTATGGATGGGCAGCAGATCATTACGTCCATCAGATCATGGGTGAACTGAGTGACGAGGGATTGTG